ACATTAAGAGGAACAATGGTATCAAACTCAAAGATTAAAAAGCCACAATCACGTGCTCAAATGCAGTCAATAGTAAACGAAGAAAAAACCTTCGCTAAAACAGATAAATCATTCGTACCTTGGGGAGCATTTTCTGACATTGTAAAAATTGTCAAATCAAATATGTTCTACCCAACATACATTTCTGGTCTTTCAGGTAATGGTAAAACTTTTATGGTAGAACAAGCTTGCGCTAAAGTAGGCAAAGAGTTTATCAGAGTTCAAATCAATCCTGAAACAGATGAGGATGATTTACTTGGTGGCTTTAGACTTATCGATGGAGAAACAGTTTTCTCTAAAGGTCCAGTTCTTAAAGCAATGGAAAATGGAGCTATCCTCTTACTTGATGAGATTGATAGAGCAACAAACAAAATTATGTGCTTACAAGGAATCCTTGAAGGCAAACCAGTACTTGTTAAAAAGACTGGCGAAATTGTAGAGCCTGCAGAAGGTTTCAATGTAATCGCAACAGCTAATACTAAAGGTAAAGGTTCAGAAGATGGTAGGTTCACAGCAGCTTCAATCATTGATGACGCTTTCCTTGAAAGGTTTACAATATCAGTTGACCAACAGTTCCCATCTCTTAACATAGAGAAAAAGATTGTTATAAAACACATGGAAAAATTCAATTGTATCGACATGGACTTTGCTGATAAGCTAGTTCTTTGGGCTGATATTATTAGAAAAACTTTCTATGATGATGGTGTCGACGAAGTTATTTCAACTAGAAGACTATGTCACATTGTTCAAACGTTCTCTATCTTTGAGAAAAGAGACAAAGCAATTGACTTATGTATTTCAAGATTTGATTCTGATACTAAAGAAGCTTTTCTTGACTTATACAGTAAAGTAGATGCTGATGAAATTGTCGAAGAGACAGGAGATATTAATGCTGAAGAAACTTATGAAGTCTAATCAAATTGATTACAAATTTAACGAAGGAGCTCTTGTTGAAGAGCTCAAGAGTTATATAGACAAAACTTATGGCGGTCACTATTCAAAGAATCAGTTTCAATCAACTGAATTCATTATTGATTGTGGACATGGCATGGGTTTTGCTTTAGGAAACGTACTTAAGTACGCTCAAAGGTATGGTAAAAAAGAAGGACATAACAGAGCTGACCTTCTCAAGATTTTGCACTATGCTATAATCGCTCTGGATTGCCATGATAAAAATGAAAACTAATCGTTTACATTACAATGAAAGTATGGTATAATAGTTATATAATGGAGAAAATATGAACTTATCTAACGACACCTTGAATGTGTTAAAAAACTTCGCAACAATAAATCCAAATATTGTTTTCAAACCAGGACAAAAACTGAAGACTATTTCAGAGTCCAAAACTATTCTAGCTTCTGCTGAAATAGTTGAAGACTTTCCACAAGAGTTCGGAGTCTATGACTTAAACGAATTCTTATCAGTCTTAAACCTTATTGATAATCCTACATTAGAGTTTGAAGATAAAGCAGTATTGGTAAAAGGTGGTGGACAAAAGATTAGATATTTCTTTTCAGAAAGCGATATCCTAACCACTCCTCAAAAAGATATTCAGATGCCAGAACCAGAACTTGGAGTTAATATCGAAGAAGATAAACTAAATCAGATTCGTAAAGCTGCTGCTGTTCTTGGTCATACTGAACTAGCTATAACAGGTAATGATGGAGTTATTACAGCCTCTGTACTCGATACAAGAGACTCGACTTCAAACCTATTTGAAATAGAGCTAGATAGAGACAATTCATGTAAAAATGGATTTAACTTCGTGGTAAGTATACCCAACTTGAAATTGCTACCAGGCGATTACTTTGTAAGCATAAGCTCAAAGCTAATCTCTAACTGGACTAATAGTAATTATCCAGTTGATTATTTTATCGCTCTTGAGAAAAACTCAAGCTACGATGTATAAATACATTGTAGGAATGGAAGATGCCGCATGGGGCGGGTCTTTTAATTTTCGTAAATATGCATAGGAGAAAATTATGTCAGAAGATGTAAATACAAACGTCGAAACTGGAACAGAAGAGCAACCAGCTGGAGCTCAACTTAGTCTACAAGACATCTCAACAATGGTACAAGTAATTGACCTTTGTTCTAAAAGAGGTGGTTTTGAAGGTCCTGAGTTGGAAGCAGTAGGTGGTCTTAGGTCTAGAATCGTAGCGTTTCTAGAAGAAGCTTCAAAAGGTCAAGAAACGCCAGAAGGCGCGGTACCTGAAGTAGCTGCTACTGAAGACGATTCGTCAGAGTCGTAAACCAGACGAGGGGTGAAACTCCCCTCACATTTTATTATTAAGGAATACATTATGAACAACAATGAACAAGCCGAATTGCTCAAGGCTTTACAAAAAGGGCAAGTCACAGTCACATTTAGAAAAATAGATACAGGCGAAATAAGAATTATGCCTTGTACTCTTAATCCAGAAATGCTTAAAGCAAATGGAGTTAAAACAGAAATCAGCTACACATCTAATGAGATGGAAGCTTTTCCAGTATGGTCATTAGATAAAAATGCATGGAGGTCTTTTAGGTTAGATACTGTAGAAGGTTGGGAGGTACTATAATGGAAGAGTTCCTATGGGTCGAAAAGTATCGCCCAAGAAAAGTAGAGGAATGCGTACTATCACAAGACCTTAAAAAGATATTTCAAAACGTTTTAGACAAAGGCGAACTTCAAAATATGATGTTCACTGGTACAGCTGGTACAGGAAAGACCACAGTTGCTAGAGCACTTTGTAACGAACTTGACTTAGATTATATAATCATTAATCGTTCAGAAGAATCAGGTATCGATACTCTAAGAAACAAAATCAAACAATTCGCTTCGTCTGTTTCCTTATCAGGCGGCCTCAAAGTCGTCATCTTGGACGAAGCGGATTACCTTAATCCACAATCAACGCAACCAGCTTTGCGTGGATTTATCGAAGAGTTTTCAGCTAACTGTAGGTTTATACTTACATGCAATTTTAAGAATCGTATAATCGAACCATTACATTCAAGAACCAGTGTTATTGAATTCGCAATGCCAAAGAAAGAGAAAGAAGCTCTTGCTGGTCAGTTTATGCAAAGGGTTCAACAAATACTATCAGTTGAAAGTATAAACTCAGAACCAGCTGTTATTGCTGAACTGATTATGAAATACTTTCCAGATTTCAGAAGAACACTTAATGAACTACAAAGATATTCAAACTTTGGTAAAATCGATAGTGGCATATTAGTTAATGCTAATGATATTGCTCTTGATACTCTTATGAATGCTCTTAAAATAAAAGACTTTCGTAAAATGAGACAATGGGTTGCTGATAATATAGATATAGAACCAGCATCAATGTTTCGTAAAGTATACGATAACATGAATGAATATGTAGAGCCACAATCAATACCACAACTGGTACTTATTTTGGCTGATTATCAATATAAAAACAGTTTTGTTGCTGACCATGAATTAAATATGGTTGCTTGCTTAACTGAAGTAATGGCAGGAGTCAAATTCAAATGAAAAAATACATGATTAATCCAGTGACTGGAGAACAAACAGAAATAGAAACAGGTAGTAATGTTGAGGATAGAACATTAATGCTAGAGCGCAATGTCAAAGAATTGCAAGAACAACTAGCCAATGCTCAAAAAAGAGTTATGGAACTTAACAATGAAGTTTCGTTATATAAGAAAGAAGCTGGTATATTAGAAGAAGAGATAAGAAAAGCTCTTGATATAACTACTACGATATGAACCCATTTGACTATTTAAAAGCAATCAATGAAACTAAGAAAGATATCATGATTGACGATATTGCTGAAAAGGAATACAATCCTTTCATCATAAATCGCGGTCTTTCTTTCTTTAAAGATACTATATTGTATGCTAATGAAATGAATATCCACCATCACCTAGACCATCGCGTTCAGTTTGATTTTCTTATAAATATAATTAGAAAGAAGAAAAGATGGTCTAAATGGATTAAGGCCAGTGATATTGACCATCTTGAACTCATCAAAGAAAATTATGGGTATAGTGATGAAAAAGCTAAATCAGCGTTATCTCTAATTAATGATGAACAAATTGAACAATTGAAACAAAGGATATATAAAGGTGGAAAACGATAACACTCAAATACAAATAAAAGATTGGACTCCAGGTAGCATGCTTGAAGTCTCTCTTAGAGAACCAGATGACTTTTTAAAGATACGAGAAACGCTAACGCGTATAGGTGTAGCTTCTCGTAAAGACCAGAAGTTATTTCAATCTTGCCATATTTTACATAAGCAAGGTAGATATTTTATAGTTCATTTTAAAGAACTATTTTTGCTAGATGGAAAGCCATCTAGTTTATTAGAGAACGATGTACAAAGACGAAATACAATCGCAACATTACTCGCCGACTGGGGTTTAGTAACGATTATGAAGCCGGAGATGGCTAAAGAATTAGCACCATTGAGACAGATAAAGGTGATTCCTTTTAAGGAAAAAACTCAATGGGAACTATGCCCTAAGTATAACATAGGGAATTCCAACAATGGAGAAAAGAATTAATAGAGCCTGGAAACTATTTCATAAATTCATGAAATCAGGTAGATTAAACAAAGTAGTAAAACACTACTTATAAACAAAATTTATTTAAACTAGCATTTAAGCTTGTATAAATATATCTGAAAGAGTGCGGTATTGGACCGGCTCTAACAAACCTTGCTATATATAGGAGGAACTAAAAATGGTAAGAAATACTTTGAACGTACCACGTTCACTATTCGTCGGATTCGATACTTTATTTGAAGACCTGGAAAGGATTCATCAAAGTGCGAGGTCCGGAACTGATAACTATCCACCACATAACGTTGTGAAAATAGACGATGAGAAATTTCTCATTGAGCTAGCAATTGCTGGATTTAAAGAAAAGGATATATCCTTGGAACTTAAAGATGGCATATTGAAAATCAAGGGAGAGGTGGAATCGGTATCGCGTGAATACGCGTATAAAGGTATATCGTCCCGCAAATTCGAGAAATCATTTCGACTCTCAGAATTTGTTGTAATAGACGGTGCTGATTTGAAAGATGGAATACTTGTAGTGTATGCTAGAGTAGAACTTCCGGAAGAGAAGCGTCCTAGAAAGATCGAATTAGGGTCTGCTGGGGCATCAAAGAAGAAAGAATATCTCGTTGAATAGAGATATACTGGCGAGCAGCGAAACTCAGTAGATATGTACACAACACATTTACTGGAGAACAACATGAAACATATAACTCATTTTATTGACAAATATGAAGACGTTGCCGAGGCCTTAAAAACTACCGTGATCGTATTATCTATCACAGCATTAATCTTAGGATTAGCGCCAATGATCGTGATAATGCAATCCAGCAGCTATTAAAGCCAAATTGACAATCATGCGGGGAGTTAGAGATAGCTCCCCAATCTTTTGAATTAAATTAAAAAAACAGTGTACTTTTGCCGTGAACTGTGATATAATATACATGTTATGAAGTTTTATACTAATGTAAGTCGTTATGGTAATATGATACTCCTTCGTGGGTACGACCACAATAAACGAATCTCAGAAAAAATTAAATACGAACCCTCACTATTCGTGAGTACGAATCGTCCTACAAATTGGAAAGCCTTGGATGGTACTCCAGTTGGTAAGATGAATTTTGACTCTATGCGATCTGCAAATGAATGGGTTCAAACGAACAAACATACTGCCGGGCTCCATATCTTTGGAAACACTCGATATATTTCGGCTTTCATCAA